TATTGAGTACTGTAGTTTAATTGAGTTCATTTGAACTCCTTTCTAATTTGCTAACCTTTAGCAACTTTCTTTATACTAGAAGTATAGCAGGGGGGTCTGACATGAGCATACATTATGTCAAGTAGATTATCACCACAAGGTATAGCAAAACGGACATTTGGGATATGTGATATACACCACATTACTTATCCACATAGTTATCCACAGGCGGCCCGGAAAAATGTGACGAACAACACACTGATTATGTCCGATTTGTCCGTGTCTATAGTTGCATTTAGGGGCAGGGTATGTTATTATTCTCTTATAAGAAATTAACCAAGGTGGTTAAACGAAAGGGATATATGAATCCATTTACAGCAATCCAAGATCTACTAGACGAGCACGACTATATGGGTCCAGTAGGTGCCTTTATAGGCGTTGCTATCGCAATTATTGTGGCCTATATCACACGATAAACACAGCGTGTCACCTTGCATTTTGGCAGGGTATATGCTAAGATTCTATCTATACAATTAAATAACCCCCTAAAAGAATAAAAAGAAAGGTGGTCTAAAATGACTACATTAACACATACACATACCCCCTACATGAGTGCTATCTCAGAGGTAGCGGATACTCAATACACATTCTGCACAGAGTGTGAGAATAACATAGAAAGATTTTGGTTAGAAGATGATGACCGCCTCTCTATGTGGTCAGAGTGGAGAGTATCCCTCTAATGAATATCTTTCTATGCTCATCATGCAATACATTAGGTATCGTTAAGTTTGACGGTACTACAATTACAATTAACCCATGCACATGTACTAAGGAGAACAACTAACATGTTAATTCTACTCATCATCTCTACACTAGCGTTCATCTCTATCCCTGTCGGAATCTACCTAACAAACGAAGGAAACATCTAATGACAATCTATTACTCAATCTGGGACGGCTCAATACTACTAGGCGTAGACTTCAAGGCGTCTAGTGCAGAAGAAATGAATTCTACTGTAGCAGAATTAAAAAAGGTATCTAAAAATGTAGTCGCACACATGAGAAAGGTGGAGATGAATTGAAGGTAACACTCACATCAATGCAAGGTAACACTAGAAACATTAGCCTCATGTCTAAGCAAGAGGTCTATGATTTTATTGACCTATACAAGGCAACACTACACAAGAATCAACGTGTTAAGGTAACGTGTGACCTACTAGGGATAGACGGTTACTTGCAAGGCACTATCTAAGGCAGGTGGGCACACAGGATCACACTTGTGTGCTCACTATCTTTTTTGTATTTTATATTTAAATTCATGTATCGTACATCTGATAAAAATATTCAGATTTTATGAAAACTGGTTTTATATAATTTTTCAGATTTTGAGGGATTTGGAATTACATTTCTGACAAACCACCATCCCATGCTGGCACTTAGGAAGTGGGCGGTATATTTTAAATTGGTCTAAATAAAACCTAATAAGATCAGGATGAACCTTAACTACATCTGCAATAGAAGCAACAGATCTACCCATTACCACATACTGGTTTATAAGCCAGTCTTTGTTTTGCCAATCTCTTGCCATTAAATAAAGTGTATCATAGGTTATATTTTGCTGTATAATCAAAGTATGGATAAAGAAACAAACGTAGAAAATGATGGTTTGGCACTAAAAATTTTTCAAGAAACGTGCTGTAGCCAATGTGACTGTAAACCTAATTCATAAAAACTTCTACAGCATCATTAATTCTTGTTTGTGCAATATTAAATTGCTCTATTGAACAATCAACATAAATAGAATTTCTTTTTAAAATTTCTGCAGCAACAGAGGTAGTTCCTGTTCCACCAAAGAGATCCGCCACTGTATCTCCAGGTAACGAAAAGTTATTGATCAACCATTTAGCGGTATCTAAAGGCATATTATCTCCAGTATATCCAAGATGACTATATGGTTGAGTCTCTAGACTATTTATTGGGACAACAAAAACTGAATCATTATTATCTTTTCTAAAAATAGGATCATACTTTGGTGTATTTTTAGATAAATGCACCACATTACAATAGTCAAAGGCAAACGGACCACTAATTCTGTTTTGTGGAGCATAATGTGACCATATTAACACTGGATTTATATTAAGTTTGGTTTTCTTTGTAATAGCATCAAGATAATCAGGCAGTAAAGATATGTTGTTTGCTGGCAAAACCAAAATAATATTGCCAAATTCTTTTAAAGCATTTTCTGCATTTTGAGTTATGGTGACAAGGTTTTTAAGAAACTTTTTATAATTATGTTGACTGTTAATTTGTACACTAGGGTTTCCACCATATCTTTCATAATCCATAGAGAAGTAAGGAGGAAATAACAAAAACATGTCAACAGAGTTATCTTCTATAATCTTTTTTAACGAATCATCGCAATATAGTTCGTGCTTCATCTTACCACTTTCCAATAGGGCATCTAGCATCGGCTAGTTCGGTTTTAAGTTTCATGAAACAATGACACAATTTACAGCGGGATCCATTCTTCTTAAAATGTTCACACGCTTGACATATTTTTAAGCGGGATTCAATCAAAGCATCACTGGCTCTAGGCGTAGAAGGCTTAAGCCAATCACCAAAACTTACATCACTCATACAATTAACTTCTCTGGTTCGCCAATAATAGATGTATCCACAGTAGTCCAGAGTTGATATGACATGGAAGGTGCAATCTTAGCATGCATGCCTGGTTTGTCAATCACGTATTTAAAACCACCCTTCTTAGAAACCTTTACTCCCCATTCGCCATTATAGTCAAGTTTAGAAGCCTCAAAGACAAATAGGTAGTATGTCTTATCCTCATCCTTTCCTGGGACGTTAGACCAGTCCTCTGAGGCTTTTGCAAGGCATATGTAGAAGTCTGCGTGAGTATCTGCTATTGCTTCTACCATTGCTTCTATTCTGTTGTGCTTACCTAATCTGCTCCCCGAAAATTTTAGAGTTTTCTTTTTTGGATCATAAATCCCCGACTTAATTGAGAACGATTTGCCAGTATCTAGTGTAAGATCCTTTGAAACAGCATGTGAGCGATTAGGCTTCCAGTCATTAGGGTATCCGTTTTCCTGCAAGGCTTCGGATATAAGTTCTTCTAAAAATTCAGAAATTGCAGGTAGTCGGTATAGCATGTGATGTAAGCGTAACTTGCTCAGTAAGAAAAGTCTAAGTGTATCTTTGATGCTATCTACCATTACTCAATTGTAGCCTATCAAACCTTATTTGTCCAGTATAACAATTTGTTACCAGTATGTGTACATATCGCATTATTAATGCATGTGTTGTACATAGGTGGTTTGATATCTCTATTTCGGCGAATTTTAAAATCGGCGGAGTCTAGTCGGGCGAACTTTATATTTATTTATCTAATCTCAAATAATGGTATAATAATCTCATAATGACCACTACAGACTGGGCACAATTCATTCTTGCTTTGCTTTCAATTGGAGCAGTTGTAGTTGGATCAATTCGTTGGTACATTAAAGTCCAAGTCCAGCCGATAGTAGAAGCGGTAGAAGACATTAGATCGGAAACCAAAACTAACGGCGGATCTTCAATGCGTGATGAGATTAAGCAGATTAAACTTGAGCAAGAAAATGCTAGAGAAAAGCGTAAAGCAACTAGTGATAAACTAGATCATATGTACGATGTATTACTTGAGTATGTTTCTCGTGCTAAATAACTACTATATATAATATATAAGATATCTTAAAAACCTTACTAGTTAGTTATTTCTTTTCTTTATATTTTTAAGTATACACTATCAATACTCTGGCTTATTGAGACAATACGGACATTTGGTATATATCTATTTATAACTCTTTGATAACGATTTCAATACACTCTGGGTTTATGTTTTTAATCCACAATTATAACTTTTTGTTACTAATCAATATACTGGGGTACGATGTTTACTAACTGATGTATAAATGAATGTTATAATCAGATTGATTGACCCCTGACTTGCTCTCTACCCACCCCACTGCCGTCAGGGGTCAGTCCTTTTTATTATGGTATAATCAATGATATGTGCTCACCTACAATAGAAAAATTTGGGGCCACCCCAGCAAATATACAATGGACTGTTGTTCGTGGTGACTCTGCTTCTTTTACAGTATCACTTCTTGAAAATGACGAAGTTACAGAGTTTGACACAGAAGGCTGGACTTATTCAGCAACAGCCTACGACCCTATTGCAGATGTTTTGGACGAACTAACAGTAACAGTTGATGGAAGCGTTGTTACAGTTACTGCCCCAGCAGATATCACAGCAAACTGGGGAACAAAATATAAGTCAGTGGTTGCAGAACTTTCTTTTGATCTTCAAGCGGTAGTTCCAGATGGTCCCTCAGTAATGACTTGGACTCCAGTAATTGGAACGATATGCGTATTAGGAGATGTTTCTCCAGCAAGCACAAGAACTACGAGTGGGGTATCTTAAATGATAATTAAAATTAACGACACTAACGTTAAATTGCCTCCATTAATAAAGATAAACGGTACAATTTTTAAAGTAAAGAAGTAGCATATGGCTATTTCAAAAAATATGGATGCCCCAAGATCAAGATATGCAGAGGCAATCAAAGAAACTAAAGTAAACCAACTAAGCAATACAGAGTATATCGCCGTGCCAGGAATCCAAGGAGAAAAGGGTGATCCTGGACCACAAGGACCTCCTGGACCACAAGGTGAAAAAGGCGAAAGAGGCATTCAGGGTAAAGATGGAAAAGAAGGTCCTCAAGGCCCAAGGGGTGAGCCAGGCAAAGGTGGAGGACAAGGGTATGAAAGCCCATCTGGACAATTTCCTGGTTGGGCATATTATCAAAACCAAAATAAGAAACCAATCTTGCTTGGCCCAGATAGAGGAGATGATGGCTGGGTAGATATCTTAATGACAGATGATCCAGCCAATAGCACTTTGACATTTTTGCCTGCAGAACATGTCTCTCTATGGAATCCGATGACTCAAAGAATTAATTTTAAACAGTTAAAGGTTGGTACTAAGGTTGATATACGTTATGATATTATTTTAACTACCGACACAAATAGCACAGAAGCATGGATCAGAACATTCATTCCAAAAGTTGAATCCCCAACGGGATACATAGGAATGCTTAAGTACAAATACCCATATGAAATGTCATTCAACCAAACTCTATACATAGACATTTCAAAGATAAGATCTGAAGGCGGAATTATTCAGGCAAGAACTGATAACGAGTCTAGCATTATTTTAAAAGGCATGTACATATCAGTATCATAAATATGTGATACAATACTAACATATACAGATAGGAGCCACACCATGGCAACAACTTACAAGGTGCTAGCACAGAATAACCCAAGTGCTACAACTGAAACAACTCTTTACACAGTACCATCAAGCACATCTGCTGTGGTTTCTACTATTTCAATTTGTAATCAAGCAGGAACTTCAGGAACATACCGAATTGCAGTACGTCCTGCAGCAGATGCTTCAACAACAGCAAAGCACTGGATTGTTTACGGCGCAACAGTAGCAGCATCTGACTCAATCATGCTTACTCTTGGCCTTACACTTGCAACTGGAGATGTTGTTCGTGTTTATGGATCTTCAGCAAATATGTCATTTGCAGCATTTGGTTCAGAACTTTCATAATTTTTAAAAGGAGAGTTTTACCATGCCAGAAAAAGGTTATGCTGTAATTAAAGACTACAAGGTTATAAACTTAATAGTTTTTGATGAACCTACAGATGAAACTCTTGATAGTTTTAAAAACTTTTATGATGCAGATTCTATTGTTCCTGCTACAGACAATGCAAGAATTGATGGAGAATATGATGGAGAAAAATTTTGGACAAGTAAGCCATATGAGTCATGGATAAAAAATCAAGAAAAAAATATTTGGATAGCCCCAGTTCCTTATCCAGGTATAAATGAAGAAAATACAAACGCAATTTTAGATGAAGCAAATCCAAAAGTTTATACTTGGAACGAAGAATCACTATCATGGGACGAAATAAATGTCAATTAAAAAACCAACAGCCCTTGGGGTATCAACTGGAAAAGATGCGTCTGCTGGAAACTCAAAAATCGTTGATGTTCCAGATACTCCAGTAATTGGCACTGCTACAGATGTTGGTACAGGTCGGGCATTGGGTAACGGCGCTGCAAGCATTGCAGTAACATCTCCAACTGGTGGAACACCTTCTTCTTATACTGCAACATCAACTCCAGGATCTATATCTGGAACTTCTGCAACATCACCAGTTGTTGTTACAGGTTTATCTCAATCTACAAGTTATACATTTACAGTAACTGCAACCAATCCTTCTGGAACAACTAGTGCAAGTAATTCTTCAAACTCAATAACTATTACTACAGTTCCAGGAACTCCAACAGTTGGAACACCAACTACAGTTAATGGAACAACTATTACTTTAGGTTTTACGGCTCCTGCAGATAATGGAGGATCTGCAATTACTGGATATACAGTTGTAGCATCTCCTACAGTTTCTAATATTGCAACTGCAGCAGGAACAACTTCTCCAGTTACCGTTACAGGAACGTTTGTAGCAACACAAGAATACACATTTACTATTGCAGCAATAAATGCAAATGGAACTGGTGTTGCATCTTCTGCTTCTACTGGTCTTACTCCTTACAACCCAGTTTATTCATATGTTGGGACTTATGATAGTAGTACAAACTACACAGTTCCTTCTGGAACAGATGCTTTGGCAGCATTTATTATTAGTGCTGGAGGTGGTGGAGGCGGTGGCGACGGTGGTCCTAACAGCGGAAACAATACAGGTTCAGGTGGAGGCGGTGGTGGCGTAGGCGCATCTGTTGCAGTAAAAGATATACCAGTAACTGCTGGTGATACCATTGTTTTGTCGGTTGGTTCTTATGGCGCAGGTGGTAGCGGTGGTAATGGTAACTGGATTCCAAATTATGGCTATGCAAATAGAAGTGGTCAAAGTGGTGGATCTGGCGGTTCTACATCTCTAGGTAATTATGTAACTGTAAACGGTGGTAATGGTGGTGCACCATACAGCGCTGGATCTGCAGGTGGACTTGGAACTAATAATGTTACAACACTACAAACATTAACCACAAACTCTGCTAATGGTGGAGGTGGAGGAACAGGTGATCCAGGTGCTGCAGGTGGATCAGGATCAAACACTACTATTGTACAAAGCATGAACTTATTAGGTCTTGGATCAGTAAATTCTGGAGTTAATACTGGTGGCGCAGGCGGCGGTGGCGCAGGCTCTGGCGGTGCAGGTTATGGTGGAGGAAGTCCAACATCTACTAGTAGCGGAGGCTCAGGTAGAAATGGTTCTGGCAGCGGTGGCGGTGGCGGAGGTAACAATGGTGGCTATTTCCGAACTGGTAACGGAGGCGGAGGCGCAAGTCAAGTTGCTGGTGGCGGCGGTGGCGGTGGCGGTGCAGGAGCAGCAGGCAACCTTGGCACAAGCCCTGCGGGTCCTGGTGGCGCAGGTGCAGGCGGAAGAATTATTTTGTATAAGAGATCAGGATAAAAAATGGCAATTAGAAAAGTAAGTAATAGCGGACTTGAAGGTTCTATTTATAAAGATGCATCTGCAAAAACCTCAAAGGTAGTAGACCTACCAGATGCTCCAGTAATAGGTATTGCAACACCAGGACCAAACTCAGCATCAGTTGCTTTTACTCCAGCCACATCTGGTGGAACTGCTGTTTCATATACAGTAACATCTTCTCCAGGCAGTTTTACTGCTTCAGGAGCATCTTCACCAATAACTGTTACAGGATTAACTGGAAACAGCACATATACATTTACAGTTACAGCAACGAATACTTCTGGCACTTCACCTGCATCAAATGAAAGCAACTCTGCGACTGCTTTATACCAATACCAACTTGCTACAACAATAAATTCAACCACCAACTGGACTGTTCCAGAAGGGGTTTCTAAGATTGCAGTATATGCTTACGGTGGCGGTGGTGGAGGTGGTAAAGGCGATTGGCCTAACTACTCACAACCTTATGCATCAGGAGGCGGAGGCGGAGGCGGAGGTGGCGCTGGTGCTGCAGCGTTTAGTGAATATTCGGTAACACCTGGGACAACATATCTTGTCACTATAGGCGCAGGCGGTAATGGAGCAAACCTAGGCAGTGGAAATAGTGGTTCAGCAAGTACATTTGGTAATTTATTAAATTCTGGATATGGAAATGGTGGTAGTGGTTCTAATAGAACAGCCGTAAATAATGGCCCTATTTCCTATGGTTCTGGATTTGGTGGAGGAAATACTGTTTCAGGATCTTCAAATGTTTCTGGGTATGTTGTAGTTGATAGTAAGCCTGGTGGCTCTGGTGCAAGTGGTGGTTCTAGCAATGGTAGAGCAGACGGTGGATCAGGAAGTTCTGGAACAAGTGCTTCTGCATTAACATTAAACCAAACAGGACTAGTATCGTATACCCTTGCTGGAGGCGGTGGAGGCGGTGGTGGTGGCGGTATTGCCCGTGCAAACGCCAGCCCACAATATGGAAGCGCTAATGGTGGTGCAGGTGGTACAGGTGGAGTAAATACTGGTGCTGCAGGTGGTGGCGGTGGCGGTGCAAATATTTCAAATCCTAACTTAGATGGAAGCGCTGGTGGTGGTGGTGGTGGAGAAACTGCTAATATTCCAGGAGGCGGAGGAGGCGGAGGTGGCGGAGGTGGCTCTGCTGCTGGTAACAACAGTTCCTATCCTTCAGGTGGTCCAGGTAGTGCAGGAGCAAGTGGCCGTGTGTATATTTATACAAAGTAAAAAATGGAAGGATTAGAGATGGAAACTTTACAAAGATACTCATATGCTTTTACTGATAATAGTAATACTGTAGTAGCCGTTCTTTTATTTGATGATATTGCAGATGAAACTTTATTGGCTCAAGTAAAAGAACATCTTGGTGCTGTTGAGGCGGTGCTATGTGATAATAATAACCCAATTTCAATAGGTTTTACTAAAATAAATAATAAATACTATCCTCCAAAACCTGAAGAAAATTTTGTTTGGTCTGAAGAAATAAATGGCTGGGTTGACCCAATAGAACAGAATAATTAAATTTAAATTGTTTAATATTTTTAATTTTAAGTAGTTTAGTGTATACTTATAATTAGGGGGAAATTATGGAAATTATTTTTACAAATGCAAGCGGTATTGAAGATATAGAAAAACCACAACTTGCTTCAAAATTTATTCCAAACTGGTATAAAGATTTAGAGTCTTATATTAGTGGAGAAAAAAAACCAGATGGTCAAGGTGGAAATTCTGCTACAGCAAAAAGATGTATGCCAATATTTGATTCAATTACAGCGGGATATATTATTGTTTCTCCAGCAGATGTATGGGTATCAATAAAAGAAGGCGTTCAATTTTTTGAATGGTCATCTTTAGATCTTATTAAATTTCATCCAATTGCACAGGCACCAAATCATCCCGCAAGAAAACCTCATGATTATCCTAAATGGATAAATTATTGGGGAATTCGCACACCAAAAGGATATTCAACAATGTTTGTTCAACCTTTTCATCGTGAATCAGTCTTTACAATTCTTCCAGGCATTGTAGACACTGATGAGTATTACGCTCCAGTTAATTTTCCAATGGTTATTAATGATCCTGGCTTTGAAGGCTTAATCCCAAAAGGAACACCTATTGCACAAATTATTCCATTTAAAAGAGATTCTTGGGAAATGAAGTTTGGTGACAAAAAAGAACTTAAAGAACTAATAAAAATTACAGAAAAACTTCAAACAACATTTTTTGATAGATACAAAAATATGTTTAGGCAAGATAAAAGTTATAGATAAAAAAATACCCCCAAGGCATATAGCCAAGGGGGATTTTTTATTTACCCTTAAATGTTTTGTGGGAACTTTTTAATCCACATCTTGGTTTTGGCTGTTATACCGTGCCAAGCAGACCAGTCCTTACCACCATCGCTCATATGGTATGCAATTTGTGCATTGACGACAGGATTCAATAGGTCAAAGTTTGTGTCAAGATTAAACTTGTCACGACGCTCTGGACCTAGATCGCTAATCATGTTAATCTGAAATAGCCCATAGGAACTATCTCCTGTTTTTGTGTTGCCATTGAATCTGATTGGTTGTCCATTAGATTCTTTCTTTGCAACTGCCCAGGCCTCTTTCAAGTCCTGTCCTTTAAACCCTACTGCTTTTAAAACTAGCGCCAAATCTCTGTCTGAAAGTGTTGGTGCATTTTCATACTTCTTTAATATTTCTGCCTTAGAAACCAAAAAAACCGCTTTATGGGCGGTATCTTGTTCTTGGGCTGACTGACTTAGTAAATTGTTTTTTGTAGTAGCATTTGCATTGTTTGAAAAAACAGCAGATGAAACAACCAATAACATTACCCCTAACCACACTTTAGTTTCTCTCATAGTTTTTACCTCCTAAGAAACGAATGAGACCTTTTTAGGTCTCAAATTAAGTATAGCACTATTCTACTCGTAAGTACAAACTAATGTCCGTTTTGTACTAAAATACAATTATAACGTTTTGATAACAAAATATAGCATTACTTATATGATATAATAAAAGAACTATGGCTACATATAGAGGGCAAGGCGCATCCACATACGACATTGGTGAAAAACCACCATTTGTTAATTGGACAATCGTAAAAGGAGATACAGCCTCCTTTATGGTTTATCTTACAGATGATGCAAAACAACCTTTGGTTATCCCTGATTGGGAAATTGAGGTAGAGTTTAAAAGACCTACAACTCCAGTTAATCCTCAAATAATTACCGATGCTGCAACATTAATTTTTACCATTACTCCAGAACAAGATCTAGAAGATGGCGATGGCGAGTTTAAAGTTAAATTGACTGCCGCTCAAACCGCACTACTAAGAACAAATGATATTTTTGATATTGAAATTCGTCTTCCACAAAACACACTCGTTTGGACAGTTGCTCAAGGGAAGATTACTCTCCTTGAGGATGTTACAAACTGATGGCAACAGTTACTATAAATAGTACTACCCCAGTTTTTACAAGATCTATTGACAGGGTTTCTTTTCCAAATACCGAAATTGTAGAGCAAAAACGTGGGGTAAAGATAAATTCAGTCCTACCATTTAGAATAAGATTTACAACAATACAAATACCAAACTCTATTGCTAATATCCCAGCAATCCCCTTACAGATTATTGGTATCTCTAATTATATACTCTAAAATGCATGATATAATACAAGCATGGCTAAGTTATCAATCACGAGTATAAAGTCTCTGTTTCAAACAGGTGACCGTCCAAGTCAAACAAATTATGAAGATTTGATTGACAGCACTTCTGCACGATCAACAGACCTAGGTTCTGATGGTAATAACGAAGTAACTATCAATGGCATTGAAAATTCAACAATTTTTGATAACTTTCTTGCCAGCGAATGGAGATCAGTTAAATACATGGTCTCAATTAAAAAGACTTCTGGTGGCTCAAATAAATACTGGGCAACAGAATTAACTATAGTACCTGATAATACAAATGTAAACGTCAGTGAATATGGAACAGTAGACAATGATGGGAATATTGGCACCATCTCCGTGTCTAGAGCAGGGGATACAGTTTCACTAACTGTAGTACCTGTAGGTGGGCAAACCCCGATAACCTTGCGCTATTTGCGTATTGGTCTAAAGGCCTAACTAAGGAGATATAAAAAATGGCAACAGTAACAAAAGATTTTAGAGTAAAGGCAGGACTGGTAGTTGAGGGATCAACTGCGACTGTCAACGGAAAGAACGTAGTAACAGCAGGCGTCGTTGACGCTAAGGGTGATTTAATTGTAGGTAGCGCAGACGATGCAGTAGCACGTCTTGGCGTTGGTACAAACGGTCAAGTACTTACAGCAAATTCATCTGCCACATATGGCGTTGAATGGTCAGCACCAGCAGCAGTTGGTGTATTTACAGAGAGCATTGTTTTTGAAGGTGCTACAGCAAACGATTACGAAACAACTCTTGCAGTAACAGACCCAACAGCAGACCGCACAATCACACTTCCAAACGCTACTGGTACAGTAGCACTTACTTCAGATATTCCATCAAGCACTGATGGACTTTCAGAAGGTTCAACAAACAAGTATTTTACAGATGAAAGAGCACAGGATGCAATTGGAAATTCAGTTGGAACTGGCCTTACATACAACGATACAACAGGTGCAATTTCTGTAACTGCAAACACATATGATGCATATGGTGCAGCATCTTCAGCACAATCTGCTGCAGAATCAACTGCTTCAGGATATGTTTCAACACACGCAGGTCTTACAGAAACACACGGTGCAACAGGTGCTGTAGTTGGAACAACAAATACTCAAACACTTACAAATAAGACACTTACAAGCCCAGTAGTAACTGGTCTTACACTTAATGACTCAAGCGTTGTTTTTGAAGGTTCATCTGCAGATGCTAATGAGACAACTCTTACAGTAACAAACCCTACAGCAGATCG